GCGCCGCATGTACCAGGCCCGCATTGTTGACCGTGCACGCTCGGAAGCCGGCCAATTCATTTTTGGAGTGCGGGCATGAGAGCAAACCCGCAACTCGCTGTGCTTGCCGCGCAAATCAACGAAGCGACCGGAATACCGCTCAATCGTGAACAGCGCCGGGCCGCCAAGAACTGCAAGCCGATCCAATCTACCCGCCGTCAAATCATGGCCGACCCAGTGAGCTATGTTGTCAATGGATTCTTGCCATTGCGCGAGGCTACGGACGAAGTCACCAGGCTGCGCATCGTGAACCATGGTGCGCTGGAGAGCATCGTGAAGGGCAACGGCATCCTGCGAGACGCGATCATGCTGCGCAACGCCATGGTGACAACCGCCAGCCTTGCCGAGATTGGAACGGGCACCGGCTGGCTGCCCGAGATAGAGCAGGGCCACCAGGCTATCACCGCCCTGATTCTTCGAGGCAGAAAGACAGGCCGCTACCTTTTCACGGGCGCCGAACTGACGGCTGTGAATCTGGCTATGGAAGTGCATGACGCCCAGATAGACGGCTGCACCATCACTCAATTTGAATCAGCCATCAAGCGCGCGGCTACGGCTGAACGCTGCGGGCACGAAAGGCGGGCAGCATGACAGAACAAGAAATAGAACAAGCCCGCGCTGATGTTGACCAGCTTGATATCGAGCAATTGCGCTGTGGCGTGTTGCTGCAACTGCTACACATCGAAGCGCTCAAAAAAGAGCGTGACGAGTGGTTGGCAAGGCACGCAGAGTGCTGCCGTTTGATGGGCGAGTGTATGCAAGACCGAGCGGATATGGCAACAGAGCGTGACACCCTCGCTCTTGAAGTCGATCAGTGGAGAGTTGACTTTCACGAACTGAGCCTTGAGCGTGACGCACTGATGTCGGCTGCAAAGCTGGCACTTGACTTCGTGGGCTTCTGCTGGCGGGATGTGACTCTCAATGAGTACGCAGAAGATCGCCGTGGGAATGTAGAAATTGCGCTACGGCAGGCGGGTGTGCAATGAGCCTGCCACCCCATGCACAGTATTGCAAGACTTGCAATGCACCCCAAGGGCCACTGATTAATGTGCTGATGCGCTGTGGGCCATGCGCTGTGATTAACGGGCAATTGCCACCAACAAAGTACAAGCCAATCAAGGAATTGAAATGAGCCTGCCGCCCCGGCCACCTTTTATGCTTTACGACACACAGAAGTTTCGCAACGGCTACACAGCCGAGCAGATGCAAGCCTACGGCCAAGCCTGTCGAGCCGCTGCGCTGGAGGAAGCTGCAATGGCCGCTGAAAACGGTTTTAAATATGCACTCGATGGCTATCAGATCGCCGACAAAATCAGGAGTTTGAAATGAGCCTGCCACCCCTACCAAAGAAAATAATCCTGCACACGCAGTTACCAGACCACTTTTGGTACGGTGATGTTGTTGGGCACACAGACGCAGCTATACAAGCCTACGGCCAGCAATGCTACGAACAATCCCTGCTGGACGCCATGAACGCCACCACCCCATTTGGAAAAACCGGAGCCGTGATAGCGGCTGCAATCGGAGCATTGAAATGACAACAAAACATACGCCGGGGCCTTGGACAAACATCGACGAATCTCAGTGGATTGTTTACGACTCTCATGGATGGCCAGTCGCACAAGCCCTGCAAATCAAAGTGTTGAACGCAGACATAAAACAAGCTGAGCGCACAGCAAACGCCCGCCTAATAGCCGCTGCGCCTGATCTGATTGAGGCTTTGACCGTTTTGTCTGATTGGGTGGAAAGCCTAATCAGCGACAACGAGTGCCGGCCACTTGAGAATGCCCGCGCAGCCATTGCCAAGGCCACCGGAGAAACACAATGACACCACTTCAAAAAGCAGCGCAAGCCGTAATCGACCGTTGGGACTCGCCACTTTGGAAAGATCAGCCACACACGGGCGTGTATATCGCAGAGCTACGCAAAGCACTGGAAGCCGAGCAAGCGCAGGCGGTGGAGCCTGTTGGGAAAGTTAGCGCACATCGTGGAAGTGTCGCTATAGAGTGGACTGGCAAATGCCCGAGCGTAGGAACTCCGCTATTCACCCACCCATCCCCACCACCAGCCGGTGAGCGTGCGGAGTTGATGACTGAGGCTCAAATATTCGCTTGCGACCCAGTCCCGCACGAAATGTTTGACCAGCAGCGCATTGATTTTGCCCGCGCTATCGAAGCCTTCCACGGCATCACGGGAGCAAAGTCATGACCTCGACAGAAGAAATCTTGCTCAACGAAATGCGCTATATCGCCGGAATAAGTACCGGGCAGGTCAAGAGGGCGGCAAAGAATGCACTGGCAATAGTCGCTGCGATAAATACGCCGCCTGTCACGAAACCAGATTCACGGCCCCAAAACTGTGGCACGGGGCATTGCTCATGTATTGAGTGCCCGTATCCAAAAACCGACTGGAGTGCAGCTTGAGCATGCAGGCGCCAGGATAGTGAGATAAATCTTTTCGCGCCGCTACCCGGGTAGGGTTGACATTTGAGGGTCAAAAGCTGTAATAGCCCACATATCAACTCACCGGGGTGCTATCATTGCTAATAACCCTACTGTCAATAGGGGTGGTAGTTCTACCACCTTGCTACCCAAAACACGCATCAATCTCAGCGATGCCGTGGATGATTTGGCCCCGGCGCCGCCCCCATGCTTCTTGAACAAGCAGCACTGGATTGGCTACCTCAAGAGCGCAGCAGCCGCACAGAACCAGCGTGACGAGCCCAAGATCATCGTGATCATCAGCGGCCAGCCTGCAATTAACACCGACTTCGACTTCTGCGCAGACTGCACAGTGCACACGCAACTACAGATGGCCGCACATGACAGGTGCAAGCCGAAGTGGATGCAGCCTTGAACCGGCGCGAGGCGATGGAGCAGGCCATCATCGACGCCCTGGTGATCATCGGGCCCGCTACCGCACGCCAGGTAGAGAGCTATCCCGCTGTGAGGCTGGCATGCCAACAGAGCAAGCTCAAGGCACGGCACAGGCTGGACGCAATGATGCTGGCCGGCAGGGTGCAGAGTGACAGGGTAGGGCAGGGGGCTACTTTTTGGGTACGTTGACTCCGCACCATCAACCTATCCAATAAAGACATTCGCCCGCAATGGGCATGTATCTATTGGAGTCACCCATGGCAACAGCGCCGCGCAAGAGTGCGACGACAGATCGACAGCTCACACCAAAGCAGCACGCTTTCTGTCAAGAGTACATCGTCGATCTGAATGCCACCCAGGCCGCGATTCGTGCCGGCTACAGCGCCAAGACAGCCGAATTCATTGGCTACCAGCAACTCCAGAAAACTCTAGTCGCATCGACCATTCAGTTGCTGATGGACAAACGCAGCAAAGAAGTGGGCATTACAGCCGCTGACGTGCTCCGAGACATCAATCTGGTCAAGGCCGACGCCATGGCAAAGGTGCCCGACAAAGACGGCAACCAGACCATGATCAACCATGCGGCCGCACTCAAGGCATTGGAGCTGCAAGGCAAGCACCTCAAGATGTTCACCGACAAGCTGGAGCACACAGGAGCCGATGGTGCACCGATTGCTCACGCGGTCACTGTCAAGTTCGTATGAACCAGGACATCGAGTTTCCGCGCAAGCTGCAACCCCTGTTCAGTCCCAAGCGGTACAAGGTGCTGTTCGGTGGACGCGGTGGCGCCAAGTCTTGGGGTGTTGCCCGTGCGTTGATCATTCAAGCCGCACAGAAGCCACTGCGCATTTTGTGTGCGCGTGAGGTGCAGAAGTCCATGAAGGACTCGGTGCACCGCTTGCTCAAGGACCAGATCGAGGCGATGGGCTACGGCCACTTCTTCGAGGTGCTGGACACTGAGATTCGTGGGAAGAACGGCAGCCTGTTTCTGTTCGCTGGCCTGCAATCGCACACAGTGGACTCCATCAAGTCATTTGAGGGCGTCTCGATTGTGTGGGTTGAAGAAGGCCACGGCGTCTCCAAGAAGTCATGGGACACGCTGATTCCGACCATTCGCAAGCCTGGCAGCGAGATATGGGTGACGCTGAACCCGGACATGGACACCGACGACACCTATGTGCGCTTCATTGCAGCCCCAAGCGATGACACCTGGTTGTGCGAGGTCAACTGGCGTGATAACCCATGGTTTCCCGAAGTGCTGGAGCAGGAGCGCCTGAAAGCGCAGCGAACCGACCCTGAGAGCTACGAGCATATCTGGGAAGGCAAGCCCCGCCGCGTGGCAGAAGGCGCCATCTACCGCCATGAGATTGACGCGCTGTTTGCTGACAACCGAGTGCGTGACGTTCCCTATGACCCGCTGATGCCCGTGCACACGGTCTGGGATTTGGGCTGGAACGACAGCATGGTCATTCTGTTCGTGCAGCGTGGCCCGATGGACGTTCGCATCATTGACCACATCGAGGAAAGCAATCGCACGCTCGACTGGTATGTGGCCGCGCTGGATAAGAAGCCCTACCGCTACGGCATTGACTTCATCCCGCACGATGGCCGAACACGCAACTTCCAGACCGGAAAGAGCACCGAGGAACTGCTGGGCGACATGGGCCGCAAGGTGGACGTGCTGCCGGTGGACAGCATCGAAGCTGGCCTGAAAGCTGCCCGCATGGTGTTCCCGCGCTGCTACTTCGACAAGAACAAGACGATGCGCCTGGTGGAGTGCCTGAAACGCTACCGCCGCGACATCAACCAGCGCACCAACGAGCCGGGCGCACCGCTGCACGACGAATTCAGCCACAGCGCCGACGCCTTCCGGTATCTCGGACAGGCCGTTGACCTCATGAGCAATGGCGCATCAGCCTCTCTCGACTCATTCAAATCACGAAAACGCAATTGGAGATAGTCGCATGAAACTCAGCCCGATCCTCAACCCTGCCGGCCTGCCAATGTGGTCAGCCGGTGGCCACTCTTGGAAAACAAAGGTCCATCGTGGCTTTGTGTGCTCACTCGAATGGATTGGTGAGGGCAAGAAGTCACAGCCCGCCATGGTCATCTGGCCCGCCAGCAACGTGTTTGCCTCCCGTGAGGGTGCTGGCTTGTGGGTGATCGGACGCCGAGCCATCACGGAGTTCGTAGGCTTCAACTCCAACGACAAGTGCACAGGCGGACCAAGTGAGCATTGCATCCGTGAAGCCCGCCAGGCGCTGCCCATCTTGGACAAGGACATCAACGACAAAGAGGCGCTATCAGCACTGGTGGACGTGGTGGTGACGTTCGCACCCGAGTTGGTGCTGATGCCTGCCACCCCGCGAATCATCAAGGACAGCTTTGAGATTCAGAAAATGTGGGATGTGAGCGTGACGAACAAAGAAACCGGCAAGACACTGAGCGAGGTAGAGCTATGAAGGACATCGACAAGGCTGGGCGCAAGATGGATGCCGCCAGCGTGGCCGAGCGCCACAGCAAGCGCAAGGCATGGTTCTTGGCCGAAGCCTCCCGCCAGGCGATTAACCGGGGCATCATGGCCAAGTGCGAATCCTTCTATGACTCCGAGCAATGGAGCCATGAGGACGCCGAGACGGTGCGCAACCGGGGCCAGAATCCCGTGGTCTACAACGAGGTCAAGCCCACGGTGGACTGGCTGATCGGCACCGAGCGCAAGACCCGCGTGGACTTCTTTATCGTTGCCGAGGCTGGTGGTGACGAAGCAGGCGCAGATGCAGAAGCCAAGACCAAGCTGATGAAGTACCTGGACGACAGCAACCGAGCAGGCTTTGAGCGGTCATACGCCTTTGAGAATGCCATGAAGGCGGGCATGGGCTGGCTGGAAGTGGGGCTGCGGGGCGACAAGACCGGGCCACCCATCTACATTGGTGCGGAGTCGTGGAGAAACATTCTCTGGGACTCGATGGCATCCAAGCGCGACCTGAGTGACGCCCGCTACATTTTCCGCATCAAGGTTGTGGATCTGGATGTGGCCAAGGCCATGTTCCCCGACAAGCACACCGAGTTGGAGTCGTGCGTGCAATCCGGAGACGACGAGACGGTGTTCCGCGAGTGGATGGGCGGTGCTGGCCTGATCAGTGGCTTGGATTCGTTCCGTGGCGCCGGCAATGGCGAGTTGGACTACATGACCGCCAAGCCGGTAGACCTGTTCAATGCCCGCGAGCGCGTGATGCTGATCGAGTGCTGGAGCCGTGAGCCGTTCGCCAACACCGAGCCGGGCCCGTTCGGCATTGCTGACCCGGTGACGTTCAAGATCAGTTGCTGCGTGATGACCGAGAAGGACATGCTGATCGAGTCGTGGAGCCCGTTCAGGCATGAGCGGTTCCCCTTCATTCCGGTGTGGGCGTATCGCAACAGCCGCACGGGCCTGCCTTATGGCCCCATCTTCCCGCTGATTGGACCGCAGGAAGCCAAGAACCACCGCATGAGCCGCAGTCTGTACGAGGCCAGCGCGAACCAGGTGTGGCTCGAAGAAGATGCGTTCAACCCGGAAGTGATGGACATTGACGAGCTGCGCACCGAACTTGACAGCCCAGACGGCACAGCAATCTTCGCCCGGGGTGCACTGGCTGGCAACAAGGTACGCGACCGGCCCAACCAGGGTAAGGCGCAGTTCCAGATGCAACTGGCCGAGCAGGATACCCAAGCCATTCGTTTGATGGCTGGCGTGAACGGCGAGAACCGTGGACTCGATACCAACTCCATCAGCGGCAAGGCTGTGCTGGCCAAGCAGGAGCAGGGTGGCTTACTGACGATGGAACTGTTCGACAACACGCTGTTTGCACGCCAGATGGAAGGCGAGATGACTCTGAGCCTGGCCGAGCAGTTCATCACGCAGCCGATGACCGTGCGCAACCCAAGCGACTCAGGCCGCTACGACTACACGCAGATCAATGAGCCAACGGCTGATGGCCAGTACATCAACGACATCACCAAGCGCCGGGCATCGTTCGTCGTCGGTGAGCAGGCCTGGAAGCAGAGCAATGCCGAGGCTGCGTTCGAGAGCTTGATGCAAGTGATGACGCAATTGGCAGCCGCTGCGCCGCAGATTGTCATTGGCATGCTGGACGTGGTGTTCGAGATGCACCCGAACCTGCCCAAAAAAGAAACCATCTTGAAGCGCATCCGTGAGGTCAATGGCCAATCGGGTTCTGACGGCAAGATGACGCCCGAGCAGGCGCAGGCCAAGCAGCAGCAGCAGCAAGTGGCCCAGGCTCAGTTCCAAGCCCAGATGGCGCAATTGCAGGCCGACATTCGGGAAGCCAACGCCAAGGGCGAGAAGCTGGAAGCCGATGCCATGGCCAAGCGCCTGGAAAGCCTGTATCTGTCAGCCCAAGCGGCTCAAGTGCTGGTGATGGCGCCCGGTATCACGCCGGTGGCCGACGAGCTATTGAAGTCTGCTGGCTTCAAGGACATGGCCGGTCAAGGGGTGATCGACCCCAACGCCATGCCCGCCGAGCCGCAAGACCCGATGCAGACCCCCATGCAAGACCAGATGCAGCCCATCCCCGAGATGCAGCAGATGGACGGCGCCATGGTTGGCAGCGAGACACCCGCGCCCGACGGCGTTGACCCGAGTTTGATGTAGCCCTTTTTTAACCACGCTGGAGTGTGATTTATGACGACCGACCAAACCATTGAAACTGAAATCGTAGCCAAGGGCCTGACTGCCCCGCGCGTGACGCCTGCTGCCATCGAGGCGAACATTGCCAG